GTCAAAAGTGTGTTAGTTCAGACACATATAGGGAAGGATCAGTTGTTTAAGGAGGAGATAGCCGCCATGAATGACGGTAGGGAGCCCCCTCATTTGGTGCCCATGAAGATGGGACGTTATAAGGATGATGAAGGCAAGTGGGTGTATCCCATGCAGGAGGCATTAAGGCCGTTTGTCTCAGGTGTTGTGTTGCCTGAGTATGGTGTTTTTCGCGTTGGTTTGGCAGCTGGCATGCTGGCATTTTCAAATGCTACGGTTAATTACGCTGCTCCTGTTTTGAGTAGGGAGCAGGCTGTGCTTGGTGTTCCTGAATTAGGATTAAAGGCAGTTACTAGGAGTACTTCTGTTGGCTATCCTCTTTGCAGAGAAGCTAATAATAAGAAATACTTCTTTGGTGATGGTGATAGTATTGATGTTACAACACCAGAGGCAATTAGCTTCTTTGAAAAGGTTGATGCCCTTGAGTCTTTGATAAAGCAAGGATATCGCCCTCAATTTGTCTGCAGAGATTTTCTCAAGGATGAGGTGAGGAAGGAAGGGAAGAATGCTAGACTTATCGCAGGTACTGACTTGAGTTATTACACTCTGTCGGATGTATTTTGGTGCTTTTGTTGGCGCTGCTAGCAGGTCACACTCTGATTCTGGTTTATGTTTAGGCATGAATCCTTATTCAGAGTGGGGTCACTTACGCAGGATGCTTACTAAACCGGATCCTTCTGGAAAGAACGTTTGGGATGGTGATTTTGCTGGCTTTGACAGTTCCCAAATGCCGGCCATGCTGTGGGAGTGCTTGTATTTTATTAATAACTGGTACACACAAAAAGGTGGTAGTGCAGAGGATAATAAGGTGCGTGAGATACTATTTTTGGATTTGGTGTATAGCAGGCATATTACCTCTTTTCACGGGGTTGCAAACACCGTCGTTGAATGGTCTAAATCACTACCTTCTGGGCATTTCCTAACCGCTACCATTAATTCCATGTTGTCTATGGGATTGGTGGCCTCAGGCTTTGTTGCCCTTACGGGGGAGATTGGTTTCTGGACCCATTGTGCAGCAGCCGTGTTAGGTGATGATAATGTTGTCAGTACATCAGACCAGTACGTTGATCGATTTAATCAAG